TTAACTTCTAATATTCTTTTGATTTCTTTCAAAGTTTCAACTCCATCTTGTTTTGAAAAATCGAATAGGAAACTATCGTATCCGTATAAAACCAATTTAGTCTTCTTATCTAATAAATAGTCTTGAATTAATAAAATCTTCTTAACATTCAATTCTGTCTCCAATGCTTGAATTAAATAATTAAACAATTTACTCTTATTCAAATCATTGTAATTTTCTAATACTATTCTCCGTCTATAAATATCAGTTAAAATGTATTTATTCTTATTTATTTCATCCCATTTGTTATTTATAAATTTATGTGTTAAATCAAAGAATGGAACTTTTTCTCTGGTTTGTTTATCAATTCCACCATATAATAATTGGAAACTTCGTTGTTTTGATTCCTCATATGAACATTCATAGTGTTTAGCCAAATGTTTGTGAACTGAATCTTTACCA